CAACTATGGTCGCTAGTAGAGGATACTTTGTAAATACTACAGGTGGCGCTGTTTCAATGACATTACCAGCGTCTGCATCAATTGGTGATTTTGTAGCTATCAAAGATTACGCAGGTACTTTTGCCACAAATAATTTAACTATTTTAAGAAATAGTCATAATATACAAGGTGTCGCTAATGATTCACTAATAGACACTAATAGAGCTAGTTTAGTATTAATATATGTTGACGCTACAAAAGGTTGGTTATATACAGATGAACATAATGTAGCTGATTTACAAGCACCTCTTTTTACAGAGGCAACTGGTGGTACTATCACAACATCAGGTGATTACAAAATTCATACTTTTACAGGTGACGGTAACTTTGTCGTACCACAAGTAGGTAATGGACCTACACCTGTTTCAGGAGGTGGACCTAATACTGTTTCATATCTAGTTATTGCTGGTGGAGGTGGAGGTGGAGGCCACGCAGGAAGTAACGGAGGAGGTGGAGGCGCTGGAGGTTTTAGAGAAGGTAGAGATATATCTCCATCTTACACAGCAAGTCCTTTAGTAAATTCATCAGGTTTAACAATCACTGCACAAACTTATCCAGTTTCAGTTGGTGGTGGTGGTGTTAGTTGTTTTAGTTCAACGTCTGGAAGTAATTCGGTATTTTCAACTATTACATCTACAGGTGGAGGTGGTGGAAGTAGTGGTTATTCTCCAGCTCCAGCTTCTGCTAAAACAGGTGGATCAGGTGGAGGAGGATCATCAGGTTCCCACACACCTGGGGCTGCTGGAAACACGCCTCCTGTTAGTCCACCTCAAGGAAATAATGGTGGTAATGGTCAAGGAGGTTGTGGATATGCCGGCGCTGGTGGTGGTGGAGCAACAGCAGTAGGTGCTCAAGGAGGACCAAATAGTTATGGTTCTGCTGGAGGCGCAGGTGGTGCTGGTGCAAGTACACAAATTACAGGTTCAGCTGTTACAAGAGCAGGTGGAGGTGGTGGTTTTTCTTATGCTGGTGCTGGTGGCGCTGGAGGATCAGGTGGTGGTGGTGCTGGTGGTAGAGGAGCTAATAGTCCTGCTCCTACTGACACTAATGCAACAGATGGTACAGTTAACACAGGAAGTGGTGGGGGTGGTAGAGCAATAGCATCTGCTCCTGGTGGTGGCGGTGGTGGAGGAAAAGGATTAGTTGTTATTAGATATAAATTTCAATAGGGAAACATTATAAATAGTATAAAAGAGAATTAACATGGCAATAGACAAAATAGGATCAAAAGCATTAGTAGATTGTTCAGTTGCGGCTGCTGATATAGCGCCAGGAACAATCACAGGAACTCAATTAGCGGGTAGTATTGCTAACGCAAAACTAGCAAATTCAACTGTAACTATTAATGGTACAGCAGTTGCGTTAGGTGCATCTGCGTCTATCGCAGCATTAGCATGGCAATCTGTCGTTGTATCTGATGGATCAACAGTCACTACAATGGTCGCTGGAAGAGGTTACTTTCTTAACAACACAAGTGCTGCAGGTATTGTAAAATTACCTGCTGGTGGAACTGCTGGTGACACTATCGCTATCAAAGATTACGCTGGTAACTTTGCCACAAACAAATTAACCATTCAAAGAAATGGTCATAATATTCAAGGTGTCGCTAATGATGGATTAATAGGAACTAACCGTGCCTCTCTTACACTAGTTTACATTGACGCTACAAAAGGTTGGTTATATACTAACGAATCAAATGTTGCTGACTTACAAAATAAAGAGTATGTAGCGGCAACGGGTGGTACAACACTAACAGTAAGTGACCATAAAACACACGTTTTTACAGGTGATGGTAACTTTGTCGTATCTAACGCAGGTAACACAGCAGGTTCAAATACAGTTGAGTATCTAGTAGTTGCTGGAGGCGGTGGTGGAGCAAAAGCCTCATCTGGTGGAGGAGGTGCCGGAGGATTTAGAACATTTATTAGTGGTTCTCCAAATCCATTAAATGCTCCTGCTGGCTTATCAGTCTCTACACAAACATATCCAGTTACAGTTGGCGCAGGTGGACCAGGTGGATCGCCAGGGTGTAGTTCATCAGATGTAACTAAAGGTTCAAATTCAGTATTCTCAACAATCACTTCAGCAGGTGGAGGTGGTGGAGGACCTGACGGAAGCACTGGTGGTTCTGGTTTAGGTGGATCAGGTGGAGGTGGTGCAGGTGCAGCAGGTAATACACCTCCTGTAAGTCCACCTCAAGGAAACGCTGGTGGTACTGGTAGATGTCAAAGTGTGCCTGCTGGTGGTGCCTCAGGTGGAGGTGGTGGTGCTGGCGCAACTGGTGGAAATTCTACACCAGGTTCAAGTAATGTTGCGGGTGTAGGTGGAGCAGGAAGTTTTATACCTGATGCATTTATTGGGCCAACAGCCCCAAGTTATGGTGAAGGTGGACCTGTATCAAATACAAGATATTTTGCTGGTGGTGGAGGTGGAGGAACGTATATTAGACCATCTAGTAACGCTGCAGGTGGTGTAGGTGGAGGTGGAAATGGTAGTGGTGCACCAGGACCAAATGGAACAAACGCTAGCGCTAACATGGGTGGCGGTGGTGGTGGTGGATTTCACCCAGGTAGTTTAAATGGTGCTGGAACCAATGGTGGTACAGGTATTGTTGTTATAAGATACAAATTTCAGTAGTTTTAAAACTGTTATATATATTATTGTGAATTAAGGAATTAGAATATGAATTTGAAAAATTATTATTATTATTTTCAATCAGCGTTACCTCCTAAATTATGTGATGACATAATTAGATACGGTACAGCTCATAATACAGAAACAGCTATCACAGGTGGCGTTGAAAGAGAAGACGGATCAGGTCGTAAAGCTGATGGTTCTCTCAAAAAATCAGTTCTCAATAACATACAAAAGAAAAGAAAATCTGATATTGTTTGGTTAAGCGATAGATGGATTTATAAAGAAATACACCCTTACATACATCAAGCAAATAAACTAGCTGGTTGGAACTTTGATTGGGACTGGTCAGAGTCTTGTCAGTTTACAAAGTATGGTGTAGGTCAATATTATGGTTGGCATTGTGATAGTTGGACACAACCATATGATAGATCAAAACAAAAAAATGAACAAGGTGTTTTACCACCAGATCACGGTAAGATAAGAAAGTTATCTGTGACTGTATCACTAAATGACCCTAGTGAATATGAAGGTGGTAATTTAGAATTTGATTTTAGAAATGACCACGATTGGGAAAGAAATAAAAAATCATCAATAAAAGCTTGTACAGAAATAAGACCAAGAGGGTCTATAATAGTATTTCCAAGTTTTTGTTGGCACAGAGTGGCGCCAGTAACTAAAGGAACAAGATACTCATTGGTAATGTGGAATTTAGGGCGACCTTTTAGATAATGTATATATAAGTGATAGGAGAAAAAATGAAACAAGATATTATGCAAACAGATTGGTATTTTTCCACACCTGTATATTCTATAATGAAAACAGAATGGTTAAAACCAGCGATCAAAGCGACAGATAAATTTATAGATGATGCATATAAAAGAGAAGCGCCAAATCTAAAAGAAAGAAAAAAGTGGTTAGGTAATAAAGATTATCTAAAAGTAAAAGACCATGGAATGAGTTATCACTCAACACCTTTAAATGGCGATCCAGGATTAAAAGAATTAGAACAATATGTAGGTGCAACTTCATTAAATTTATTAAATGAATGGGGTTACGACATGGAACAATATAAAATGTTTTTTACAGAATTTTGGGTACAAGAGTTTTCTAAAAATGGTGGTGGTCATCATAGTACACACGTTCATTGGGATAATCATATATCAGGATTTTACTTTTTAAAATGTTCAGATAAAACATCTATGCCTGTTATGCATGATCCAAGAGCTGGAGCAATGATGACAAAGTTACCTCAAAAAGATGGAACTAAAATATCACCAATGTCAGATCAATTACATTATAGACCTAAACCTGGTATGTTAGTATTTTTTCCTGCGTATGTTCCACATGAATTTTCTGTTGATATGGGTGTAGATGATTTTAGATTTATACACTTTAATTTACAAGCAGTGAGAAATAATATAGTAGGTAATAAATGAGTAAAGCAAAATTTAAAAAAAATCATTTTTTAGTTATTAAAGAAGCAGTTGATCCTAAAGTTGCTAATTTTGTTTACAATTATTTTTTAATGAAAAGACAGGTGTGTCAAACTCTTTTTGATTTTAGATACATAAATCCATATGATGATGACTATGGCACTTGGAAAGATGAACAAATTCCTAATACATATTCACATTATGCTGACATAGCTATGGAAACATTATTACTTCAAGTTCAACCTAAAATGGAAAAACTTACTGGTATAAAATTAAACCCTACTTATTCATATGCTCGTATCTATAAAATGGGTGATGTATTACATAGACACAAAGATAGATTTAGCTGTGAGATTTCTACAACAATGAATCTTGGTGGTGACGAATGGCCAATTTATTTAGAACATAAAAAAAATGTTGGAATACCTGACGATGGTTTCCCTGCTGAAACAGATAATAAAGGTACTAAGGTAGTATTAAAACCAGGTGATATGTTAGTTTACAAAGGTATGATACTTGAACATTGGCGTGAAGCGTTTATAGGACAAGATTGTGCTCAGGTGTTTTTACATTATAATAATCAATTTTCTCCTGGAGCAGATGACAATATGTTTGACCAAAGACCCCACCTTGGTTTACCTAACTGGTTTAAAGGTAAAAAAATAAACTCATAAATAGTATTATGAGTAAATTAGAAGAAAAGGTAAACGAAATATTAGGCATTGATAAACCAGAACCTAGTAAACAAGTTGTCAAACAAGAAGTTAAACCACCAGTTCCTCGTATGGAAGACGCTAAAAAAGCAGATGTGGATAACGACTACAAATACAGTAGAGAAAATTATTACAATTTAATTGAAAGAGGACAAGAAGCAATTGAAGGTATATTAGATATTGCGAGAGAAGGTCAACACCCTAGAGCTTATGAAGTCGCTGGTCAACTAATAGGACAAGTAGGACAGACTGTAGATAAGTTACAAGACTTACAAAAAAAACTTAAAGACTTAAAAGAATTACCTAAAACAGCAAACGCAAATATAAAAAACGCATTGTTTGTAGGATCAACAGCTGAGTTACAAAAGATGTTGAATAAAAAAACTGTAGAAACAAACGTAGAGCGTAAAACTGAAAATGAAAACTTTGAAAGCAAAAACGTTACACCCAAAGAAACAAATACTAAAGATAAGTGATTTAACTTATAATCAACACTATCACAAGTATAATGTTAAACTAGATCAAGGCGTAGATGAAATAACTAATATTATGGAGCAACCTATTGAGGTATTTAAACATAAGATAAGTGAAACGCCAAGAATGGGTGTAGGTGGTAAACCATATACTGAAAAATCTTATAGTGTTCAAGTAGGTGGTCAAAGGGTAACTAGAGCTGTTCAATTAGGTTATACTCATATAGAAGCTATTGTATATGAATGAACATAATTTTTCTTTAGAGAGTTTGATTGGTGGTTGGTATATACCTGAAAATATTTGTGATGACTTAATAGATTATTTTGAAGATAATAAAAATCGTCATATTAAAACAAATACGATTGTAGGTAAAAAAGATGTAGTAGATGACACTAGAATGACTTTGGACAAATATAATAAACCAAAACCATTTGAAAACTATCTAACACATTTAGATAAATGTTTAAAAGAGTATGTTAAGAGATATGATTTTAGTAATAAGGTTGCTAACTTTTTTTTATCTAAACATACTAATTTACAGAAGTATAATCCAGGTCAAGGTTATTATAAATGGCACTTTGAGGATAATGTCATAGGTAAAAGACATTTAGTTTTTATGACTTATCTTAATGATGTAGATGATGGTGGTACAGAATTTAAGTATCAAAATATTACTACACCAGCAAAGAAAGGTTTAACATTAATATGGCCAACACATTGGACACATACACACAGAGGACAAGTCAGTAATACTAAAACAAAGTATATAACAACTGGCTGGTTTGATTTTTATGAGTGATAACGCATACTTAGGTAATCCTAATTTAAAAAAGGTTAATACACCTGTTGAGTTTTCTAAAGAAGAAATTTTAGAATATCAAAAGTGTATGGGTGACCCATTATACTTTATGGAAAACTATGTTCGTATTGTATCACTTGATGAGGGTCTTGTACCTTTTAAGATGTATGGCTTTCAAAAGAAAATTGTAGAAACGATACACAACAATAGATTTACAATTTGTAAACTACCTAGACAGTCTGGTAAATCTACAACAACCATTTCATATCTATTACATTATGCTTTGTTTAATCCTAATTCAAACATAGCGATACTAGCAAACAAATCATCTACGGCAAGAGATATATTAAGTCGTTTACAATTAGCATATGAAAACTTACCTAAATGGTTACAACAAGGTATAATCAATTGGAACAAAGGTAACATTGAGTTAGAAAATAAATCAACCATAGTCGCAGCGGCAACTTCATCTTCAGCAATTCGGGGTGGTTCTTATAATATAATATTCCTTGATGAGTTTGCTTTCGTACCAGCGAATATATCTGAAATGTTTTTTAGTTCAGTTTATCCTACAATATCTTCAGGTACAAAAACAAAATTAATTATAGTATCTACACCACATGGCATGAATCAGTTTTATAAGATATGGACAGATGCTGTTAATGAGAATAATGATTACATACCTATTGAAGTACATTGGTCGGAAGTACCAGGCAGAGATCAGGAATGGAAAGAGAAGACGATTAGAAACACAAGTGAAGAACAATTTTCACAAGAGTTTGAGTGTGAGTTTTTAGGTTCAGTAGATACTCTAATCTCACCAGCAAAAATTAAGAACACAGTTTACATAGACGCAATACAATCTAAAGGTGGATTAAGAATGTTTAAGAAACCTGAAAAAGATAAACTGTATGTTGCGTGTGTTGATGTGGCCAGAGGCACAGGTAAAGATTACTCTGCGTTTATTATATTAGATGTAACTAAAAATAAAGATGGTAAAATATTATATGAAGTAGTGGCGACTTATAAAAATAATGAAGTTAAACCATTTGTTTTTCCAAACATAGTATCTCAAACTTGTATGGCTTATAATCAAGCTCATGTACTTGTTGAAGTCAATGACTTAGGTCAATCTATATCAGAGGCGATGCATTATGAGTTAGAATATCCTAATATATTGATGACTACTCAAAAGGGTAGAGCTGGTCAAATACTTGGAGCAATGTTCTCAGGCAGAGGTACATCATTAGGAATAAGAATGACAAAACAGATTAAAAAGGTTGGTTGTGCGAATTTTAAGACGCTTATGGAGGGTGATAAACTATTAATCAATGACTTTAACATAATTGAAGAAATGTCAACATTTTCTCGTAGAGGTAACTCATGGCAGGCAGAAGAAGGCTGTAATGATGACTTGATTATGTGTCTAGTTATATTTGGGTGGTTATCTAATCAACCCTATTTCAAAGAATTATCAGATTCAAATATTAGAAGCCAGATGTATGAAGAACAACAAAAATTGTTAGAACAAGATATGGCACCATTTGGATTTGTAGATAATGGAGTTGATGAAATTACAGATGAAGAATCGGTAGACGAATATGGAACACGATGGTTTCCTGTATCCCGAAAGGGTCAATAACCGTAAATTAAGGTTATTATAAATATCTACAATGATAAAACGTTTGACTATGGACATAAGAAAACTTATGAATTTTGAAATTAACAATAAATTAGCTAATTAAAGAGGAGAATATACCAATGGCATTTCAAGTATCACCTGGTGTTCTCGTACAAGAAAGAGACTTAACAAATATAATCCCAGCAGTATCAACAAGTATTGGTGCAGTTGCAGGTCAATTTGCTAAAGGTCCTGTTGATGAGATTGTTTCAATCTCTAGTGAACAAGAATTAGTAGATACGTTTGGAAAACCTGACTCAACTAACTTTGAGTATTTTTTCACAGCGGCTAACTTCTTACAATATAGTAATGCTTTGAGAGTAGTACGAGCCCAAAATACGTCATTAGCAAATGCGTCAGCGAGTGGATCAAGCACGTTGATTAAAAACACTGATGACTACCAAAATAATTATTCTACAGGTCAAGGTATCGTAGGTACTTTTGCTGCTAGAACTGCTGGAACACACGGAAATAGTTTACAAGTATCTATTTGTCCAAGTGCTACAGCTTTTGAAGAAATATCAACAGCACTAGTTGCTTCAACTTCATCAACAAACGCAGTAGGTAATACTACTATCGCAGTTGATGACGGAAGTAAATTTAGTGTAGGAGATATTATTCAATTTTCTACAACAGCAGCT